GTAGATACGAGTACATTGCAAAAAATGAATATAGTAGATTATTCTGGCTCAAGTAAGTTTTCCGAATACTTTTATTTAGTATTTCCTTTATTTTCAGAGTATGGTGAACCTGTAGGGATTGGTGGAAGAACATTGCTAAATGAAAGTGATAGAGCAGCTTTAAATTTACCGAAGTATAAAAACAGTAGCTTTAAGAAAGCAAGTTTTTTATACGGTTTAGATAAGTCTCGTTCCAGTATTTTTAAGCAAAACAACGCCTATGTTGTCGAGGGGTATTTTGATCAAATAGCTTTGAAGTCTAGCGGTATAAATAATACTGTTGCGATTTGCGGAACTGCTTTTTCAAAAAACCATATGATTAAATTAGCTAGATATACAAATAAGATTACCTTCATTTTGGATCAAGATGATGGTGGTAAAAAGTCAATGGAACGGATATACTCCAAGTATTCTAATCAGGGCATTAATTTACGATTTATGCACCTACCGCAATCGTGTAAAGATGCGGACGATTATTTTGCTGGGGGAGGCGAGGCGGAAAAATTCATTTCCAGCTTAAGGACCTATATCCCTAACTGGTAAGGAAACAAAATAATGAATAAAAGCAAGCTCTATCAATATAAAATAGTCGAAATTTCTTTCGAGGCAAATAAATTAAATAATTTTCCTATGGAGAGAGGAATTAGTCATATTCTGTCAGAAAATGAGACTGATGAAAATATAGGCTTGCTTAAAGAAGAGTTGATGGATGAATTATATGACGTAGTTCATGGGGATTTTTTAACTGAGCATCAGAAAAAAATACTACTAATGAGGCTTATGGGTAAGACTCAAAATGAAATCGCTGATCATCTTGGAATCACACAATCTGCCGTACATAAAGCTATGCATGGTAATATTGATTATAAGAATAACAGGAAGCGATACGGCGGAATTATTAAGAAGCTAAAAAAGATATGTAAAGGCAATGATAAGATTAAGAATATTTTGAAAGAAATAGATGAGATTAAGAAAGACAAAGAGGAATAGTTTGCTTTGTATTTTCTATTAATAATTTTAAAAAAATACATAGAGGGTTAATAGATGTCTAAAGAAAAGTATTCCGCTGATATAGATCGTGTTCTTAAAAAACTATTAGTTAAGGATAATGATGATTTAGCTAAAAAGAATATTCTTAATTACACAGATGATTTAGAAGCATCTGGAAAGATTAAGAAAATAGCATTCGATGTCTTTAGAGTAGAAAACGACCCTTACAATAGTCTTTGGACAGTAGATGAAGTTGACGGTAAGTCTTATTTGATTAGAAGTACCGACCCACAATATAATAATCAAGACCGCGGCTCTTGGACAGCAACAAGCAGCTACGATAAAGATAATGTTACCTTAGCGTATAAAAAGATCCCTATTGCAAGATTTTCATCTGACCAATATGGATTTTCTTCTAATGATATTATAACATTTAAGTTAGCCCTACTTGATAGTACCGCTGATGAATCTTTCGTAAAAGATGTTTTAATGGAGCAGCCGCAAGCTAAGCGTGATGCTTTAGCTAGTGAGTTCCCTGAATTTAACAAAATAATTAGAGAATAATAATATGAAAGAACAAATTGGTGGCATATTAAGAGAAGCCTCTGAGGCACTTGATAGATTAACTAACGGTCAAACTTACCCAGCTAACTATGTCGTTGAGAGGTTTGAAAAAGCCGCCTCGTTACATCCTAAGGACCAGCTTATTGGAAATATGAGAGATGTCCTAGTTAAGGTGTCTGAAAGAAAAGAATTCTTTGATCAGAAAGAAATTGGACGTCTGTATGATGAGATGTATGGCCTAAGTGGTGGACAGACAGCATTTCGTCATGTGTTAGAGGATCTGCTTCCTGATAACAGAAAGTTCGCTAAGGTCGCCTATGCTGGTTCAAATACCAGAACAATGGATGAGGTTCCATCTAAGAGCATTCATCAGGATTCCGAACTATCAAATGCGTTTTCAGTGCTATTCTCAATGGGCGGTAACTCTGCATTCTCAACATTTAAGCCTGGACAGAACAAAGAGGTTCAGAAGTCCGTAATAGCTAAGCTTACAAATTTAGGCCACGCTCCTTATAATGTTGATATCCTAGAGTCAAATGAGCACTTCGCATTATGCTCTGCTAGCTATAAGACTTCTAGTTTAAGATCAGTAGCCACTTTGATTCCTGTGCAGATTACTAATGGTGTAACTAGAAATCCGGAGCATATAATTGTTGCTGGTGAAGCTATTGATTTAAATCAAGAAAATCTATATGTTGCTATTAGAGAAGCGGAGGCTGATTCTAAAAATGGCGCAATTAAAAGATTTGCTTCAGAAAGAAATGATGTAAGACCTAACGTTGAGGTTGCAAAATTAGTTGTTCCGCAAAGTTTAGAGCAATTTGCTGATTTAGAAAAGCACCTTGTTGCAGCAGCCTCAAACTTTGATAAAAACAAAGTTAATATGGCTATCAGCATGGTCAGTTCAGAGCTTTCAAGCTTTGGCGCTGTAAGTCCTGAAGTTAAGATTGATTCATCTGATAAGCGAGGAATCCTGTTTAACGTAAGAGTTGCTACAAAGCTTGGTAGGAGTTCAATTCAGGTTCCGGTAGAATTTCATAATGGCACTCCGACATTACCCAGCAGATTTACTTCAAACGTTACAAGCAAGCAAGCTAGCATTTTCGATTTTAGCACTGCTGGCTATAACTCCTTCGTAAATGGTTTAACTGAAGAAAGCGGCTCACTTAAAATAGCTAGAGAGTCTGGTCAGCTATCAGTAATGTCTTATCACCAACTAATAGACCAAATGATTGATGGCGTAGCAAATAAAGATTATAAGCTTGCAGAGGATGTTCTTCAGGTTGTAGAGAAAAGATTCGGTTCCGAGCAATTCTCAATAGCTTTTGATCAATTTACACAGCTATTAAAGTATTCATCAGAGGGCTCTACTAGGCAGGCCATGATTAAGGCTGCATTTGAAAGAGGGGATCTTATTAAGACTCCAAACTCTGTAGACCTATTCTGCCCCAAATTAGGACTTAATGTTAACAAGGTTGCGTTTGATGAAGAGGGAAGGCTTGTAGCTAAGGGTAGACGTAGCAAGTCTGATAATCAAATTCAGGGTTCATCTATATCTACAAGCAAGATTTATTTCACCTAGGAGATTTTATGAGTAAAGTAAGTCAAATTATAAAAGAATCGAGTAAATCTTCTGATAAGAAGTTTGCTAGAGATATTAGAGTTTCGATTCTAAAGTCTATGATTAAGATAGCTGAGCATGGAATTCTTCACAATATGTCTCACGGTCCTGATGATTACCCTACCAGAGAGCATTATACAGCTGAGAGAGGTGGTACTCCGGAAAAAGAGCTTTACGGCGTTGGTTTGAAAGATCATAAGAATTCTGATATAAGTGTTGAACCTTATAGTCGTTCTTTATCAACAAGGTATTCTCCTGATAGAGTTGGAGTGCAAGCACTAAGAGTTTCTGACGGCGTGGTTCAGGATCCTATAACTAATAAGATTTATGATTGGAAGGAAGGCTTTAAGACTGAGGATGGGGAAGTATTTGATGGGAGCAGTGTTTCTTTGCAAACTGATATTATGTACAGAGGATAATTTATTTCTAAAGTATAATAGTATCAATTAGTATAGCCTGCTAAATTAAGCAGGCTATTTTTTTTGGAGTTAATTTGAGTGATACGAAAAATAAGATTTTTACACATCCTGAAAGAGAAGAGATTATTAAAAAACTTTTAAACGGAGAATCTGTTAAGGCTGTCGAATCATGGCTTCGTGATAAGCATCCTAGAAAAAAGAGATTATGGGTTTCGTATGCTACAATTCAAAAATTTAGAAAAAATCATCTGCATTTAGAAGGCGAGGTTCTTGAGAATATTAAGACTGCGCGAAAAGAAAGAGATGAAAACTCTGATGGGTTAGAAGTTAAAGCTATACTTAATGCTTCATCTGCATATCAAATGAAGATAGATGAAATTGCTTCGATGGAGTTTGATGCTAACAGAAAGCTTCTTGAGATGATGACTCTTATTGGTTCAAGAATTGAGTTCTATTTCAATATGATTCAATCGGGCCAAAAGAAGAATACTTTGTCAGAAGATAAGATGTTTTTAGATTTACTTAGCGCTCAAAGAGGTTATATTCAGGATTGGAAAAAGTATGTTGATAAGCATGCAGATCAGACCATAGAGCATAGTGTTAATATAAATGTTGTAAATGATCAAGTTACAGTTCTTAAAAATATCGTATTTGAAGTTCTTCAGGACTTAGATCCGATGCTTATACCCAAATTTGTTCAGATGGTTGATAAAAGACTTTCTGGTACTAATTTTGATAATCAAGAGTATAGGAACTATCAAACTTTGGATGTTATAGATGCCAAGTAAAGAACGTTATAAGAATATAGTTTATTCTGATGTAGAAAGCCCAGAGGCTTTTCGGGTATGGTTAAAAGTAAATCTTCCTAATTTATATAATAAAAAAGAAATACCAAACTCACATCTCTTAATATTTGCAAAGTATATATACGATACAGTGATGAACTCCAGGGATTTAAATAGAGTATTTTGGGCAAAAGTTATCAGAGACTTAGAGCAGAAAATTAAAACTTTAGAAAAAACGGAATAAGTTATGAGCTTTAAAAAAGATTTGAAGAAAGTTATGGTTTTATATCCAGAGTTAATGGTTAAATCCTCAAGTGATTATAGGCATTTAATAAATATACACAATATAACTGAATCTACTTTAATGGATAAATTTGATTCTAAAATTGTACATGCTGCATTTGAGATGATTGATTCATCTAAGCTTGAAAATACAAATGATTACTACTACCTAGTATTTCGTGCAGCAATGGATAGCCAGTCTTTTAATAAAGTTGCTTACCCTATGAACCTAGGTCCAAGTGAATTAGAGGAAGAGTTTGATATAGCTAAATGGTCATCTTTAGTTTACAAGATTTATGATGCGGTAAGTTCTGGAGATATGAATCTTACTGCTGCAATAGATTATTACTCTGATACATTAGATTCGGAGAATAAGGAAGATGAGAAGTTTAAGCAGTGGGTTTCTTATTATCAGAAGGGCGAGAATAATAAGTATAGCAGCGAGGAAGTTTATTCTAATTTAAACAAGAAAAGTTTTCAGTTTCCAATGTCTGGGCCCGGTTTTTATGGCCCTGCAAATGCAATTGTTCCTGAAGAGAATTTGGGCAAGCTTAAAATGAAATCTGATAATAAAGACCAGTATCATGATTGGCGTTCGAAACTATACTCTGCAATTAGAAGAATCGATAAGCTTCTAAGGCAAGGCGATGATTACATTGATATGGATAACCAAAGGGAGTTAGCTGATCTACTTCATAGCTTCGATTTGGAGGTGCGTTCTTTAAAACTAGAATCCACAGCATCAGATGTTGCGTTTAAGTATGCAAATAAATTTAAGAAGATGGGATTTGAGCAAGGCTTTGATACATTTTCCAAATACTCTCAAGAAGTAGGCGTTGAGGATGAGGTTCCGCAGGCAGCGCCAGTAAAGGCCCCAGAATCACTTCCAGCAGCCCCTAAGGAGGTTTTAGGTGAAGGTGAATCTACTGATACCGAATCAGAGCCTGGAGCGCTTAAAAGTGGCCGTAATCCAATCAGTGAGACATTAAGAGATCAATCTGGTGCAAGAGAAGGTGAGTATGAAGCTTTACAAGGAAGAATTGAGCTTAGTGATGCCGTAAAGAAGCTTGAGGAGATTGCTGGAAGGCTGGCTGACAGAAGA